GAGTGGTTATCCTTGTTGCAACGCTAAGAAAACCTCAAGGGTGTGGTTCCTCTTGGGGTTTTCTTTATGGAAATCTATGCTATATTGTTTATTAAGCAAGGGAAACCCTCATCAAGTTTGGAGAGAAACCAAGCCTCTGAAATAGCGGAAGAGCCTTTGCTTATATTAGATCGGAGTTGTTACGCCTAGAGAAATACTAGGTTAGCCAACCTCTCTCTGATGCGGACTGAACAGCTTAGGCAACTGTTCGGGAGCCCTTCC